ATCACAGAGAATATCTTAATATCTAAAAGATCTTCAATAACTTCTCTACGATTAGGTGCAGTCAATTGCATAAAAGGTACAAAGGATGCACTACCCAATACCACAATCTGAGTAAATGACTTATAATTTAATTTTAAGACTTGTTCTTCCAACCATTTCTGTTGATCATTCGCTGCAGAAGCCTGATCGAGTACACTTCCATTTTTATAAATTTCAAATTTATTTGGTTTAATTCCTCTTACTACCTTCCACTCAATTTTACCAACACTAAATTCTATTTCAACAACACAATCCTTTTCATTAATAGTATTGACTAACTGACCCTTTGTTATCTTACGAAATGGTTTATTAAACAATGCAAAGGTAAGAGCATCCAATATGGTTGACTTTCCAGCACCATTAGTACCAATAATTAAATTTGTCTTTGCTTCAGTAAGATCTATATCTGTAGATTGATTACCTGTAGAAAGAAAATTACGCCATCGTATCTTTTTGAATATTATCATTCTCTCGTGGTGGAATTACAAAGTCATCTTCTGTAATAATTACATATCTGTAATTATACATGTTACAGGTCTTAATGGCAAGCTCTGGTTCTATTTCAACAATACTCATTGGTGGATAATCCTCTGCTTCCAATAATCCACCATATCTAGTTGCGTCATCCTGATTCTCAAACATGTACAAGGCTCTCTCACCGTCATCATCATTAACGGCATAAGCACCTTCATCTTCATGTCCTTTTATTGTCAGGATGTACAATTTATTCAAATTCGCAAGCCTCCCGATAAACATCTTTCATAATGTTTTTCACGACTTCTTTATCTAAATTAAATTCCGCATCTTCAATATATTTATTTAAAAGTGTTAAAGTATCTTCACATTCATCGGAGGAAAACTCTACCTCTTCATCATCAATAGTAAAATTCTCAACTACTTTTAAATCAATACATCCTGCCTTATCAATTTTATCAACAAACTTATCAAATTCATATTGACTAGATTTCTTACGAACAATAACCTTTACAATTTTATCTTTTAAATATCTTGCATCATAAAGTTTAGCATTAGTATCCTCATAATATACCTTCTCAAATATATTATAAGGGTTCTCTATAAACTCCAATTCAAAGGTTTCTGTATCAAATATATGAAATCCTCTTTTGTCTCCTGCATCATTCCAATACATTTGATAAGGATTACCTAAGTAAAATACTTTACCATCATTAGATCGTGTATGATAATGACCAGAAAATACTACATCTAATTTTTTAAATGCAGTAACATCTATATTCATATGTGCATTAGTCTGAACCATTCCAGGAAATAATTGAAATCCATTCAATTCTAAATGACCAAATGCAGATTTACACTTTGTATTCTGAATTACTTTTATAGATTGTTCATAGTTATCCTGACATATCCAAGGGAGTAATAAAGTTTTAAATCCATCAATATCAACTTCTGTAGGTCCAGAGTATCTAACAATATTATTATATGAAGAAAGTAAAGAATCTACAGCATTTACTTCATTTGTATTCTTATAATAAACATCATGATTTCCTACGATAGTATACACCTTACTTTTAAGACGTTTAAACTTATCGTATACATTCTGCTTTGCCCAATCTAATGCCCAAAAATCAACATTTTTACGATTATCAAATGAATCTCCAAGATGAATTACATTTTTAATTTTTCTTTCTTTTATAGTTGGAAAGAATATATCATCATAGAATTTTTGAAAATAATCATGGAATATTTTGCTTCCTTTTCTGGCACCGAAATGAGTATCGGTAATCAGAGCAATCTTCATGAATAAAGTTTCGTTTGTATATTTTCTTTTATTGTGTTATAGTCAGATGTACTATAATCTCCATCTGCACTAAAGACCTCATCAAATCCAGATCTTTCAATAATCTTTGCTCTTATATCCATCTGTCTTTTCTCTTTTTGAATTCTACGAAGAAAGGCATAATGTATAATCTGAGTAAAATATGCAAAAGGATTGGAAGACTTTTCTGGATTGAAATTCTTTATATACTGAACACAGTTTTCAATTCCATCACAAATCATGTCCTCTCGGAACATGTAATTAACAAAGTTCGGTTTATACGATAAGTGAGTAGCAATCTTTAAAAAGCATGAACCAAGATAATTGGTTATACGAGGACGATCCTCTCCTGCTTCTTCTGCTGCGATACACTTATTTCTATAGATAACAATAGCTTCTAAAAACTCTTTGTTATTTACATAGTGTTCTGATTTACGTTTTCCTCTTGGCATTGCATACTCGTCCTTTCTTTATCTATGTGACTACATTATAACACAAAAACCCTAAGCTTGACAAGGTGCCAAAATAGATGTACAATAACTCTGTAAGGGTTCAGGGGGATGACTTATATAGTTTCTCTAGAAATACTCTAGCATCAGATACAGAAGATAAAAATCCCATATTTTCATTTATATCAGTTCTATTAGAAATCCTATCTTTATCTCTTAGGAATTTATTATATACATTTATAAGATGCTTATCATGAACTTCAGTCATAGTTATAACTTTATCCATATTCATAACTAAAACGGGGTCGTCGGACATTTTAATCCAAGGATTAATTCTAACGGCACTCACACCAATCTGACGTATTATAATATTTTCAAAAGTAACAGGTGAATCTAAAAGTAAAATAGTCTTATCCTCTTCTTCACATGGTTGTACTTTAGCAAATATTTCTTCGCCTGAAACTAATTTTAATACTGCGTAAAAATCTTCTTTATCCATTTTCTTTTAAATTAATTTGTATTATCTCATAATTGAATTTTTCTTCGTTGTAAATTTTAATTCTTTCTACTAAGTGGTTTAAAGTATAGTTTTTTCTAGAATTATAAGAAATATCATCTGCAATATCATACAATACTGCTTTTAATTTTCCGTCACCTTTTCTGAGAACTCTGCCAATGGATTGGAGATTTCTAATTCTGGACTTGGAGGGACTGGCGAAGATGACGTTGTGCAACCGCTTAATATTGATCCCAGTACTAAAAGTCCCATAAGAGGCGACAATAATTGCATTGTTTTCATTTTCAGTAATCTCTCTAATGCGTTCCCTCTCTTGAGCCTCTATGCCACCGTGGACATAAAATACTTTTCGAGAACCTTGTACGGAACTATTTATAGATTCGTATAATATTTCACCATGTGTGGCAACCCGACTGAATAGAATAAGAGTATTACCCTTTAAATCCAAAGCAAGATTTTTAATGAACCTATTTCTTTTTGTATGGGATATGATATATTGTATTTCATCTTCATAAGTCTCAAATTTTTGATCTTTATGTTTAAGTATTAATACACGAATTTGTAATTTAGAAAGATGACCTTTATCAATTAGTTCTTTTGTTTGAGTTACCCTATATGATGGACCAAACAATCCTTCTAGTACCCATTTATGAGTCTGTGATCCATCTAAAGTACCAGTAAACCCATATCTATATTTTGCATCATCCATCTTTGTCATGATGCTTACAAGAGATTTTGACTTAAATAAATGTGCTTCATCTCCAATAGCAACATTAAAATCTTTAAAGAATGGTCTCTTTAGTTTGTAAATTGATTGCCATGTAGTAATAGTTACAGGGTATTCATTTGTCTTTTCTTTTCCAGAATATATTTTATGACAATATTTTTCTGCATTCCAACCATAATCTTCAAAATCTTTGAACATCTGTTCTACAAGAGAAGTAGTAGGAACAACTAATAATACTTTCTTTTTAGTTTCTACATAATATCTAACTACGGCATATATCATTAAAGACTTACCTGATGCAGTAGGAGATATTAAAAGTTTACGATTATATTTTAATGCATCATATACAGCATCTACCTGATAATCTCTTGGTTTGTGTCTTGAGATCTTAGTCATATATGATTTTACACCTTCACGAGATATTATTGCATTCTCTTCAAATGGTGCTCCATAAAACTGATTATCTTCAAACTCTAAACTATACTCTGATTTTCTTGCCCAATTAACAATCTTATCTACCAACCCACCATAGACTTCTCCAGTAGCAGGAGAGAACAAACGAATCTTACCATCCCAATACTTACTACGGTACTGAGGCATGAACTTAGCACCTGGAACATCAAATGTAAACAGATCAGACAATTCTTGACAAATTGCTGGTTCTGCTTTCACTGTCACATATACTTCATTCTTTTTACGGATGGTAATATCAGTCACTGTATCCTCTAATAAACTTCTGCCATTCAACCGCATTTTTAATTTGAAAAGTACGGTTGTTAATGGTCTTGAGAATACTATCCAAATAACTAATCATTACTTGATAGTAATCTACCTTAGAGATTAATCTAATTAAATCCTCATCTGCGTCCATATATTTATCGACATCTTGCCTCAAGACCTTATGGTCAAAAGGTTTGTCAATATAAATTTCAGGATCTGCCTTTCCTGTGTAATATTGCCATTTCTCTTTCTTTAATATCTTAAATTTATTCTCCTCCATTTTTTTGAGAAGAAGAAATTTATTTAATATTCTATAATACTTTGCATGTAATGCAGGAATGTTAGTAGATTCAGTATGTAGATTATCTGCGTCTAATTTTGAGTCCTCATTCCATAACGACTGAATTTCATCAAGATCCATAAAATCATGTTATCACCTCTATATCATATATAGAATACTTAAAAGTAGCTGTGGCCGTAGCATATTCAATATCCTCTTTTGTTGCATCAAAGTTAACTGCGGATAATCCTACAGGAAAAACATCCTTAAAATTGACTTTTGCTATTGGATTAAAAGAACTATTATAGATCAATAAAGTTGCATCAGAATATTCATTATATGGAGATCTACCACTCTCATCCTGAATGTACTGATCTTCTCTTTTTAAATTTGCAAATTCTCCAATGTCTGCAGGATAACCTAGTCCTCTCATCCACTTATGAACTTCAAGATAATTCTCTAGATTTTCATCTATTAAAAATCTTAGACTAAAATCCTCATAAGACATCTTATCACCAGGAACTGGTATGTCTTTCAAATAAGTTGGTTGTAATGCAAAACCTAAGTTGATACCAGGAATCATTGCAGAGTTTGAAAGAAAATCTGCTTTAGGTACTTTACTAATAGCAAACTTAAATCCTACAGGGGATAAAAAATTTCTATTCGATAATTGTGTTACTTTCCAATTTTGTGGCATTATTTTTGCCTCCCGTATTTGGCATTCACTTTATTTTGTAAAGCTTGTTGTTTTCTTTCAACTGTTCTTAAATCAATTGCAGGTGTAAAAAATCTCACCTTACCATCAGAACCAACAATAGCTTTACGTTCACGAGGTGGTGCTTCCTCATCAATTGGATCAAAATCACTTACATACTTTCTTCTTTCTTCTTTTTCTCTATCTTTTCTCCATTGTATAATTTTTTTCTCTGCAGCACTTCTGTCAGCAACAT